ACCCGCCAGTGGTCGCGCTGTTCTGTCACAGGAGCTGGATGGGATTAAATCGCATAACCATACAGCGGCGGTTTCTGCTACCGACTTAGGCACTAAATCGACATCTGCATTTGACCACGGAACAAAAACGACAAGTAGTTTCGATCACGGGACAAAAAGCACTGACTCGGCTGGACAACATACTCATGCTTATTCAGATCAGCAGCTGGCCTATGGAAAAGGATCTCCGGTTGCGGGGAGTACCGGTACATGGTCAGGCACCTCTGAAACAGCGCGCACCACTTCTGGCGCAGGGGGACATGCTCACACCGTTGCTATCGGAGCACACGCACACTCAGTCGGCATCGGCGCGCACAGTCACTCTGTAGCCCTGGGTGCTCACAGCCATACGGTGACAATCGCAGCCGCTGGCAACAACGAAAACACCATAAAAAATATTGCATTTAACTACATCGTGAGGCTCGCGTAATGACATTTAAAATGACCGGAAACAGCAGAATTATCACTGTTTATAATTATCGCGCCGATACCGGTGAATTTATTGGGAAAGGTGATGCAATGATTCCTCCTTTCACCGGATTACCGGTTTATTGCACATGTGAGATTCCTCCACAAACCAGTAAAGGGTTAATTCCAGTATATGATCTCTCGCTTGAGTGCTGGAAAACAGCGGAAGACCATCGTGGCGAAGTAGTGTTTGATACTGAGACTGGCGAACCGGTCGAAATTACAGAGCCGGGCGAATATCCGGAAGGGACAACCACTATTGCGCCAGACAATGTGTGGCAAAAATGGGATGGAAAAGCCTGGGTTGATGATCCGGAAGCAAAGCAGAACGCACTTGCTGAGGAAGTGCATGAGCAGAAAAACACACTATTAAAACAGGCGAATGAGTTCATCTCTGTATTGCAGGATGCGCTTGATTTGGATATGGCAACGGACAGTGAAAAAAAAGACCTCATGGCATGGAGAAAATACCGTGTTTTGTTGACACGCATTCAGCCTGAGGATGCAAAAGATATTAAGTGGCCGTTAAAACCTGCATAGTACATACATTACCGTGAAGTTAAGCGCAAAAAAAGCCCTCCAGGTGAGGGCAGTCATTTTGCTTGCGTCGATTCTTGTTATCACGATATGGCATGTGTAATGACTCATCCGTGAGTCTTGTACCCTGGGTTGGGCGTGTATCCTTTCGGAGCCGTTCTAAGCATGGCCTGGATATGATAAACAGCAAGCGTAAGCGGTAAAATAAAGTGAAAAATATATTCAGGAAAAACGCTGCGCGGCATTTACGGAACATGAGGGGTGGTTATGTTGAGAAAGCAGCAGGCGAAAAAGTCCCCTTTCGAAGTGAAATCCAGGCCTTCGAAAGGGTAATCAGGAGGCCAATTTATACAAGGATGGACTGAGATTAGTTGAGTTCAATTTAATTACTATCTGCATAAGTAAAAAAGCTTAAATCACTAAATCACAGCGAAACGCTAATACCCTGAAAACCTCCCCATAACAGGCGGATAAAGGCCGTCTTTTACCTGTCCGTTGTTGTCCAGCACGGCACCCATCCCGAATAAATAGCCCCGCCCCCGCACACCCTGGAAAATAGCACTCACCCCAACACCACGGAGTTAAACGGATGAGTGATTATCATCACGGCGTGCAGGTCGTCGAAATCAACGACGGCACGCGCGTTATTTCGACCGTCTCAACGGCGATTGTCGGCATGGTCTGTACGGCAGACGATGCTGACCCTGCAACATTCCCCCTCAATGAGCCGGTACTGATTACCAGCGTCCAGAGCGCCATCGCCAGGGCCGGGAAAAAAGGCACCCTTGCCGCCTCGCTACAGGCCATCGCCGACCAGTCAAAACCGGTGATTGTCGTCGTGCGCGTAGCCGAGGGCACCGGTGACGATGAGGAGGCCGCTTTCGCGCAGACGATTTCCAACATCATCGGCACCACGGATGAGAACGGCAAATACACCGGCCTGAAAGCCCTGCTGACCGCCGAAGCAGTGACCGGCGTCAAACCGCGTATTATTGGCGTGCCGGGTTACGACACGCAGGAGGTGGCGACCGCTCTTGCGCCTGTCTGCCAGAAGCTGCGCGCGTTTGGCTACATCAGCGCGTGGGGCTGTAAAACGGTATCTGAGGCCATTAAATACCGCGATAACTTCAGCCAGCGCGAGCTGATGGTCATCTGGCCGGATTTTCTCGCCTGGGACACAGTGACCAGCACCACCGCCACGGCTTACGCCACCGCCCGCGCCCTCGGCCTGCGCGCCGCTATCGACCAGTCTGTTGGCTGGCATAAAACCCTCTCTAACGTTGGCGTGAACGGCGTCACCGGCATCAGTGCGAGCGTGTTCTGGGATTTACAGGAGCCCGGCACCGATGCAGACCTGCTCAACGAGGCGGGCATCACGACGCTTGTCCGCAAAGATGGTTTCCGCTTCTGGGGTAACCGCACCTGCTCCGACGATCCGTTATTCCTGTTTGAGAACTACACCCGCACCGCACAGGTTATCGCTGACACGATGGCGGCGGCGCATATGTGGGCGGTCGACAAGCCGATCACCGCGACGCTTATCCGCGACATCGTTGATGGCATCAATGCCAGATTCCGCGAGCTGAAAACTAACGGTTACATCATTGATGCGACCTGCTGGTTTGACGAGGAAGCCAACGACAAGGAGACCCTCAAGGCCGGAAAACTGTATATCGATTATGACTATACGCCGGTTCCCCCTCTCGAAAATCTGACCCTGCGCCAGCGCATCACCGATAAATATCTGGCGACGCTGGTCTCGGCCGTCAACAGCAAATAAGGAGCCTGATTAAATGGCCATGCCGCGCAAGCTCAAATACATGAATGTGTTTCTGAATGGCTTCAGCTATCAGGGGATCGCCAAATCCATCACCCTGCCGAAGCTCACCCGCAAGCTGGAGAACTATCGAGGGGCGGGGATGAATGGCGTCGCGCCCGTTGATATGGGGCTTGATGATGATGCGCTCTCGATGGAATGGTCGCTCGGTGGCTTCCCCGACTCCGCTATCTGGGAGCTCTACGGTGCAACCGGCGTTGATGCCGTGCCGATCCGTTTTGCTGGCTCCTACCAGCGTGACGACACCGGCGAAACCGTGGCCGTTGAAGTGGTCATGCGGGGGCGTCAGAAGGAAATCGACACCGGCGAGGGCAAACAGGGCGAAGACACCGAGTCGAAAATCTCGGTTATCTGCACCTATTTCCGCCTGACGATGGACGGTAAAGAACTCATCGAAATCGACACCCTCAACATGGTCGAGAAGGTGAACGGCACCGACCGCCTCGAACAGCACCGCCGCAATATCGGCCTGTAATCCTCACCCGGTCAGCGCCGCTGGCCGGTTACCCTGAAACCTGATTAAGACGAGAACACCATGACAAACGACAACGTAATCACCCTCGAATCCCCTGTTAAACGCGGCGAGCAGGTTATCGACCAGCTCACCCTGATGAAGCCCAACGCCGGAACGCTGCGCGGTGTCAGTCTGGCCTCGGTGGCAAACTCTGACGTCGATGCGCTGATTAAGGTGCTGCCGCGCGTGACGTCCCCGTCGCTGACCGAGCATGAGGTCGCGGCGCTGGAGCTGCCTGACCTTGTGGCGCTGGCCGGTAAGGTGATCGGTTTTTTGTCGCCGAGTTCGGCGCAGTAACCTTCCCGAAAAATCTGTCGGTTGATGACCTGATGGCGGATATAGCGGTGATTTTTCACTGGCCGCCATCAGAGCTCTATCCCATGAGCCTGACCGAGCTCATCACATGGCGCGAAAAAGCGCTCCAGCGAAGCGGAAACACCAATGAGTGATGTAAAACTTCAGGTATTGCTCAAGGCCGTTGACCAGGCGACCCGCCCGTTTAAAGCCGTACAGGACGCCAGCCGCACGCTGGCGGGAAATATCCGCACCTCACAAGGTGAGTTACGGGAGCTGAATGCGCAGGCTGGCCGCATTGAGGGCTTTCGTAAGACCAGCGGTCAGCTGGCTGTAACCGGTCACGCCATGAAAAAAGCGCAGGAGAATGCCGCCAGACTGGCCGCAGAGATGCGCAGCACAGCCAGCCCGACACGCGCACAGGTTAAGGCGTTTGAAGAGGCCAGACGCAGCGCCGCCGCATTAAAAACTAAATATGACAGCCTCAAAGAATCCGCACACCGCCAGCGTACCGCGCTGAGGGATGCCGGTATTGATACGCGTAATTTATCCGGTGCCGAGCGAAGCCTGCGCAACGATATCGCCCGCACCACCGCAACGATGGAGCAACAGCGCGCGGAGCTTATCCGGGTCAGCCGTCAGCAGGAGAAACTTAACGCTGTAAGTAAGCGGTACGAGCGCGGCAAAGCGATCGCGGCGGGCGTGAGAAACACCGGCGCGGCGGCATTCGGTATCGGAACGGCGAGCCTGTACGCGGGCAGTCGCATGATGGCACCGGTGGTGGAAACACAGAAAAGCGGCACGCTGATAGCCGCGCGACAGGGAGAAAACGCCGAACAGGGGAAGCAGTACACGCACATTATTCAGGACATTAACGGCTCGGGTGTCAGCGATAACATCGAGCAAATCACCGAGGCGCTGTCAGCGGTGCGCAGCACTCTCGGCACATTCGGTGCAACCGGTGAGGCAGAGCTCAGCCGCATCACCCGTAAGGCACTGGATATGCAGACGACTTTTGGCAATGAGGTGCCGGAGAGCATCCAAATAGCGGCGATCATGATGAAAAACGGTCTCGCCGCAAACAGCGATGAGGCGATGGATTTGCTTGTCTCGGGCATGCAGAAAGTCTCTGCGCAGATGCGCGGTGAACTGCCGGAAATCCTTCACGAATATTCGACCCATTTCCGCAGCATGGGCTTTACCGGCGCGGAGGCGATGTCGCTGCTTGTTAATATGTCCCGCCAGGGTAAATTTGCCCTCGATAAAACCGGTGATGCGATTAAAGAGTTCAGTATTCGCGGATCGGATATGTCCAAAAACAGCGTCGAGGCTTACAAGAAAATTGGCCTGAATGCGGCAAAAATGTCGACAGCCATCGCCAGCGGCGGAGAAAAAGCGCGTCAGGCGATGCAGAAGACGGCGAAGGGGTTGTTAAAAATCAAAGACCCGGCAGAGCGGGCAAACACCGCCATCATGCTTTTTGGCACGCCGATAGAAGATTTGTCCGTTGACCAGATACCGAAGTTTCTGTCGGCACTGGCCGGTACACGCAACGAGCTCGGGGAGGTCAGCGGAGCCGCTGAAAGAATGGGCGGCACCCTGCGCGACAACCTGTCAGGCGATGTGGCGAAACTCCAGGGCGAATTTGCTCACCTGCGTTTTCAGGTGTTCGCCGAAATGGACAAGAGTGTCCGCAAACTGACGCAGACCGTCACCGGATGGCTGGGAAAATTAAATGCCTGGGCAGGCAAAAACCCCGAACTGGTGACAAAAATCGTCATGCTGACCGGCGCGGTTGCCGGTGTGATAGCGGTGCTCGGCGGTATCGGTCTTGTCGTCTGGCCGGTGATTACCGGCATCAATGCCATCGTTGCCACAGCGGGCGTGCTGGGGACAGTGTTCAGTGTGGTCGGCGGCGCGATCATGACGGTACTCGGCGCGCTCACCTGGCCGATTGTCGCCATTGGTGTTGCCATCGTCGCCGGGGCGCTGCTCATCCGCAAATACTGGGAGCCCATTTCCGCCTTTTTCGGGGGAGTGATGGAGGGGCTTAAGGCTGCATTCGCCCCGGTCGGGGAACTGTTTTCCCCCCTTAAACCGATGTTTGACTGGCTGGGCGAAAAGCTTAAGGCCGCATGGGACTGGTTTAAAAACCTGCTTGAGCCGGTGAAGTCCTCGCAGGAGCAGCTCAACTCCTGCCGGGATGCGGGCGTGCGGTTCGGGCAGGCGCTGGCGGATTCGCTGATGCTGCCGCTTAAGGCATTCAACAAGCTGAAAGCGGGCATAGACTGGGTTCTTGAAAAGCTCGGCGTGATTAACAAGGAGTCCGGCACGATTGACCAGACCGCCGGAAAAGTCAGCGCTGCCCGCGGCGGGGAAACCGCCGGTGCAGTGAATACAGGAAGCGCCTATGTACCGGCGACCGCGAACTATGGCGGGTATCAGGCTTATCAGCCGGTGACCGCACCGGGCGGGAAATCCTACGTCGACAACCGTCAGAGCAATTACACCATCACGATGAATAACGGCGGCGCGCCGGGTGGCGATCTCGGGCGACAGTTGCAGGACGCCATCGAGAAAGCCGACCGGGACAAGCGCGCCCGTGACCGCTCCAGCATGCGACACGACGGATAAGGAGGACAAATAGCATGATGCTCGCACTTGGCTTTTTCGTATTCATGCGCCAGACGCTGCCCTTTCAGAGCATGCAGCGGGACGCGGAATATCGCTGGCCGTCAAACAGCCGCATCGGCAAGCGTGACGCCTTTCAGTTTCTCGGCGTCGGGGAGGAGAAAATCACCCTCAGCGGTGAGCTTTACCCGGAGCTCACCGGCGGCAAACTGACCCTGACGGCGGTCAGGCTGATGGCTGAAGAGGGGCGGGCGTGGCCTCTCCTGTCGGGCAACGGGATGATTTACGGGATGTACGTTATCAACAGCGTCAGTGAGACCGGCGCGGAGTTTTTCACGGATGGCTCACCCCGAAAAATCACGTTTAATCTGGCGCTCACGCGTGTTGATGAGTCGCTCGCGGCCATCTATGGCGACCTGAATAAACAGGCCGCTGAACTGGCCGGCAAGGCCAAAGACGCCGCAACCAAAATCACATCGTCGCTGGGGTTCTGATGACTGATGCCCTTTACAGCTCGCCGGGGAGCACGCTCACCCCGGCCTGGATGCTGAAAATCGAGAGCAAGGATATTACCGGCAACATCAGCGATCGCCTGATAAGCCTGACCATGACCGACAACCGGGGCTTTGAGGCTGACCAGCTCGACCTTGAGCTCAACGACGCCGACGGGCGGGTCGTGCTGCCGGTGCGCGGTGCAGTGCTGTCACTCTGGCTCGGGTGGAAAGGGTCGGCGCTTATTGAGAAAGGCCGGTTTACCGTGGATGAGGTCGAGCACCGGGGCGCACCTGATACGGTGACCATCCGCGCCCGCAGCGCGGATTTTCGGGGCTCGCTCAATTCGCGGCGTGAGCAGTCATGGCATGATAAAACCCTCGGCATGATTGTCGGAGCCATCGCGGCGCGTAACAAACTGGAGGCGGCTGTCGCACCCGAGCTTGCCCGGATTGCGATCCCGCATATCGACCAGTCGCAGGAGTCGGATATCAAATTTCTGACGCGGCTCGCTGACCGGAACGGCGGCGAGGTGTCGGTTAAATCCGGGAAACTGTTATTCCTCCAGGCCGGAAAGGCACTCACTGCGAGCGGGAAACCCATTCCGCAGGTCACCATCGCCCGCAGTGATGGCGACCGGCATCAGTTTTCAATCGCTGACCGGGGCGCTTACACCGGCGTAACGGCGCAGTGGCTGCACACCAAAGAGCCGAAGCCGAAAAAAGTGAAGGTGAAGCGCAAGCCAAAGGCGCAACAGGCGGGCACCCCGAAGCATCCGAACGCAAAAAAGAAGGAAGAGAAAGAGCCTGAAGCACGCCAGGGCGAATATATGGCCGGTGAAGTGGATAATGTCTTTGCTCTGACGACCGTTTTCTCGACAAAAGCGCAGGCGATACGCGCGGCGCAGGCGAAGTGGGACAAGCTACAGCGCGGCGTGGCGGAGTTTTCCATCACGCTGGCGCTTGGCCGTGCCGATCTTTATCCCGAAACACCGGTCGCGGTATCAGGATTCAAAAGCATCATTGACGATCAGGCGTGGATAATTACTAAAGTGACCCATCAACTTACCAATAACGGATATACAACAAGATTAGAGCTCGAAGTTATGACTCCTAACATAAATTATTATATTATGTACTAAATGCTTTTAAATGGTCTTATTTTCAATGACTTAATTGATTATGATGCTCGTTGTTCAGTACAGATGTTGATATCACTTTCCGTTTTAAGATTTGAGTCGCGGCTTAGATGTGACTGTCCCAGCTCAAGCGCCCTATAATTTCATTACGAGAGGAAGTATCATCATTTTAACGGCGTAGAAATATGATTGGGAGTAGCAAAAATATGCAGCAATTTTATGAGCTTGTGCAAACAGGAACTACTTTTTCATTAAGATCGATAAATGAAGCATATGATAAGTCTCTGAAGGAACTTGCGGATAACGGTACAACTTCGGTGGTCAAAAATCTGCAAATGCTAAATTTACAAAAGATGATCCATGCGCTCGGGATGTTTTCTGTTGTCGAGGGGTATCTACAAAAAGAGCTTGGATCCAAAAATGCTCTGAATGAAGTTGAGATGATACTCGAGCAGACTGGTGAGTTGGCTTTGAAAGAGGATTTTCGTAATTACAATCTTGCTATGGATATGTTGAAACATGGCAAGGCCCCTGAATTTATTCACATTCTTGAAAGAATAAGTCACTTAACTGATACTAAAGATCCCGCAGTCTGTTTGGAGGGTGATGTATCCTGCGTTCATGGTCTACCAAAGGTAAATGATTCTTTTATTATGAATTATTTAGATATCATTGAAAAAATAATTTCATGTATAACCCTGAAAATTTCTGAGGGAAATAAATGATGCCGGTGACTAAATTCAAAAATTTTTTTATTTTAACTGCTAAAATATTCTAGTGATATTAAGTTCTTTACTTGGTTAGAGTGCTATTCAGATGTGGATTTTTCACGGTTTGACAAAGAAGATGATTGTTATTAAAAAGATTATTGGACTGTTCATTGACATGAAATTAATTTTTAATGCTGGGGCTGCTGACTGTTTTTATTAGTGCGTTAGTAAGATAATTAGAGAAACTACATGACAGTACATGAAGATTGGCTAAGTATTAAAGAAAAAGTGTCGAATATTCAAAAGGATATTGACAGGTGTCATGTATCAAATAATTTAGTTGCAATGCTAATTGTCGCAGAGGATCATCGATTTTATCGACACTTCGGTGTGGATTTGATTTCAGTTTTTCGCGCAATCTGGAGGGGGGTATATCTTAAAAAAGGAGAGGGTGCCTCCACAATCGAAATGCAGCTTGTTAGGGTCCTTACTGGTCATTATGAGCGAACCTTCAAAAGGAAGTTTTTTGAAATGTATCTTGCGGTACGTCTGACTATGCATTTAAATAAAACTGAAATCCCGAAGATTTACTTATTTGTTGCATATTTCGGATGGGGGATGAATGGGCTTCTCCAGGCATCACGCCGTATGGATATAGATTTGATGAACATCAATAATTTTGATGCTGCCAGTTTAATTGCTAGGCTGAAATACCCGGAGCCAAAAAATTATAATAAAGCAAGAAAAGATAAAATTCTTGCCAGAACAGAACATATCCTTAAAAAATACATAGAATATTACACTTAACAATACCATCAAAAAGGAAATAATCATGAAAGCGTTTGAAGTTTCATCACATCTTGATACGTTACTTCATAGCTACCCTGACGCAAAGTTGATTTCCGAAGCTGCGAAAAAAGGGGGGTTGATTTCTCGAACTGCTATTGCAAGATTATGGTTATCAGAGGGGATCCCTTATGCTTTTAAATCAAAGCCAGCATTATACGAAGTTTTGAGAACTTGGTTAGGGGAAAGATTAGAGGTTGATCCTAAAGAAATTCATCTGAGCGGGAGCGCAAGGATAGGCCAATCACTAGCGCCACGTAAAATAGGAATACAATTTGGAACTCACTCTGACTTAGATCTTTTTATTGTCTCTCAAGATCTCTTTGAGCGGGTTAAGAAGGATTTTGAAGTGTGGTCATTTGATTTTGAGAATAGTTTAGTTCATCCGAAAAATGAAAGGGAGAGGGGGTTTTGGGACGAAAATATACCTCACGTCAAATCAACTATAAATCGCGGTTTTATTGATTCTAACAAAATACCTTATAGAGGAAAGTATTCTAATAATCTTAAAATAGCTCAATCAATGTCGGATTTAAAAATCAAACTTGATATTACTCCCGACGCCCCGAAGATAAAATCAGCTTCTGTAAGGTGCTATAAAAATTGGGGGAGTTTTGTGCAGCAAATAACTCTAAGTTTGCGTTAATACTATGTGCTGGCGCTTTGGGTTTTTAACATTAAATAGCGCATGGATTTCCTTGTTAGTTTTTTAAACTATATTTTTTCATTTTTTGACCACTACTATAAATACAACATAATTTTTAGGAAATCATTTATATCTCAAAAAAGTATAGAGTTAACCCTAAAGTTGAAGTATACATATTTTTATGCACACATAGCTAAAAAATTGTTTCCATATTGGGTTTTTTTATATATTATTTATTCACAATTTGTGAATAAGAGATGGTTATGTTTCATTGTCCCCAGTGCCAGCATGCTGCACATGCGCGTACCAGCCGTTATCTAAGCGAGAATACAAAAGAGCGTTATCATCAGTGCACAAATATTAATTGCAGCTGCACCTTTGTAACAATGGAGTCGATAGAGCGCTATATCGTTACTCCGGGCAAAATTGACCCTGCGCCACCACACCCAACTCATACCGGACAGCGCCAGTTATGGATGTGAAACAACCCGCCCTTGTGCGGGTTTTTTTATGCCATGCTATCGCCACACCAAAAATCCACCGCCATTTTATCGCCACTCAGAAACCAAACAATAAAAAAGCCACTCTATCGAGTGGCTTAATTATGTGATTTTAAAGCTAAAATTTGGTGGCCCCTGTTGGGTTTGAACCAACGACCAAGCGATTATGAGTCGCCTGCTCTAACCACTGAGCTAAGGGGCCGTGGCGGTGAATTATAGAGTAACTTATCCTCGCAATCCAGCAGGAATCGCCCGGCTGATGTTTTTATAAACAGCGCATTTTCAATCTCTTATACTTAAGTTGATCGTTTCTAATCGGGAGTTAAGTATGATCCACGATATTCTGGCGCCGGGACTGCGCGTCGTGTTTTGTGGCATTAATCCGGGGAAGTCCTCAGCACACACGGGTTTTCATTTTGCGCATCCAGGGAATCGCTTCTGGAAAGTGATTCACCAGGCCGGTTTTACCGACCAACAGTTGCGCCCTGAAGATGAGCACCATCTGCTGGATACGCGCTGCGGCATCACCATGCTGGTTCAGCGTCCGACCGTGCAGGCGACTGAAGTGGGGCTACATGAACTGCGTAGCGGCGGCAGAGAGCTGGTGCATAAAATAGAGGAGTATCAGCCTGCCGCGCTGGCGGTACTTGGCAAACAGGCTTTTGAGCAGGCCTTTAGCGTACGCGGTGCAAAGTGGGGCAAGCAGGAGATGACCATCGGTGTGACGCAAATATGGGTGCTGCCAAATCCCAGTGGTCTGAACCGCGCTTCGCTGGAGAAACTGGTTGAAGCCTACCGCGAGCTGGATGAGGCGCTGGCATCGCGCGGATTGTAAATAACAGGCAAAAAAAAAGCTCCCGTTCGGGAGCTTTTTTGCCTGGCGTGACGATTAATCGTCGAGGAAGCTACGCAGCACTTCAGAGCGGCTCGGGTGGCGCAGTTTGCGCAGCGCCTTCGCTTCGATCTGACGGATACGTTCGCGGGTAACGTCGAACTGTT